GCCCCGATGTTGGATCAGCGGATTGCGGGCTCGGCGATTGGTTCTGGCGGCATCGTTGTCAATGCGCCGATCACCATCGAAGGCAGCGGCGGCACGCCGGAGCAAAACAACGATCTCGCCAACAAGATGCAGGAGCGCCTCGAGCGCGCCGTCCGCGCTGCTGTCGACGAGCGCATCGCCGACAATCAGCGCACCAACGGCCTGCTGAATTCAGGCATGGGGTTCTAGACCATGGCATTCGACACCTGGGCCCCGCTCGCCGTGCCGCAGCTGGGCAGCAACTTCACCGACAATCAGACCGTTCTCGAGGCGCAGTTCGGCGACGGCTACAGCCAGATCGTCGGCGACGGCATCAACTCCGTTTGGGCCGGCGGCGACCTCACCTGGAACGGCTTGACCGTCGCTCAACTCGATGACCTCCGCACGTTCTGGCGCGCGCACGGCACGGCCGAACCTTTCCTTTGGACCGTGCCGGATGAGGCCTCGGCGCGTCTCTGGCGGTTCACGGCGCCGCTCAAGCGGCAGAGCTATGGCGGCGACATCTTCTCGGCGTCGACCACCATCAAAGAAGCCTTCGACATCGCCTGATGACCCTAGCATCCGATCCCCAAACCACGGAAAAATCATGACCCACATCGTCCGCGATCTCTCCACACATTCCGACCGCCTAGAGCGCTGGATCGGCGCGGCTGATGTTGATCGCATCTCGACCTCGATGCGCGGGAATGATCGTGAGCGCCCGCGTTGGTACGGCCCGCCCATCGGCGTCGGCAACCTGCCTGGCAAGGTCTATGCAACGGCTGATGGAGATTTCGTTGGCAAAATCAATGGCGGCCAGCTTGCTAATCTGGCTGACTTCCAACTTGACCGTCTCGTTTATCGCTATAAGCGCTGGCAGCGCAGGCAGTCTCGTGGTCTGACCCTTGGCGCCGGGTTTGCGTCACTGTCGGATCTCATTTCCGAGGCAACGGCCGGGGCAAAAACCCGGATGTTTCCGTTCCAGAAATCTGGTCCGACCTGTGTGGTTGGATCGTGCTCAAGCCTCTGGCGCGTCGGCTCCTGGCCGGCGGCCGGCGGTGCCGGTGGTGCCGCTCCTGGCGGAACGGCGCATGTCGACAGCGACACCGGCGCGTTCCCATTCAGCAACCCGACTGGCGGTGACACGCAGCATTTCGTGCGCGGCGACATCACGTCATCACTGGCGTCCTGCCTGCTGCTCTATGACCGCCTTTTCTCGGTCGCCAAAACCATCGCCTCGACCGCCAACGAAGCGGTGACCGGGGTGCCGACACGCTATCAATCCAGCACGCCCGGCGATGCGGATTATGCCGGCGGCAACTTCCTGTTCATGGAAGTCGGCGCCACGGCCTATGCCAACACGCCACACAATTGGGGCGTCGCGGGAAGCTCGAACGAATGCCTCTACCGCAACCAGGCAGACACCGACAACGCCATCATGCCGGTTCTGGCTGGCAATCCCGGCGCCGTTGCTACCATCACCGACCGGCTCGATATGCCGAACGGGACCTGGTTCGCCCCGTTGGCGACTGGCGATACCGGCATCAAGGATTTGGCGCAAATGCGATGCTCGGCATCGGTTGCGACCGGCGCGCTTAACTTCGTCATCGGCCACCCCATCGCCTGGATGCCGTCGCCGCTGGTCAACACCGTGTCAATCATCGACGGCATCAATTCGGCCTTCAATCTGGCGCGCATCTTTGACGACGCCTGTTTGGCGTTCCTGGAAATCCAACGCGCAGCGACCACGGCCGTCACTTATTCCGGCATGATCAATACGGTCGCAGGCTAATCACCATGCCCGTGTTTCGGAACGGCAAGGCATTTTCCGCCGCACAGTTTCAGTGGGCGCCGACACTTACCGAGCACAATCCAAATCCACCGATCACGATCAATAGCCCGGCTTCGGCGCCGTCATCCGTGGTTGCAAGGCTTGTGGCGATGTTCCGCATGAGGAGAGTTTAATGTCCCGCTGGTTGAAGCAATCGACATCGGTTGACCTGCCGATCGGGCCTTTTCTCGACGCCGGCGACGGTATCACCGCCGAAACCGCCCTGACGCTGACGCAACCCGACATCCGCCTGAAGAAGAACGGCGGCGCCTGGGCACAGAAGGCGGCGGCACAGACCTTGAGCCACGAGGAAAACGGATTCTATGAGGTGACGCTGGACGCCACCGACACCGACACCCTGGGCCATCTCAGGCTTGCCGTGTTTGAATCCGGCGCCTGCCCGGTCTGGGAGGATTTTCTCGTCGTTTCCGCAAATATCTATGACAGCCTGGTTGCCGGATCCGACACGATCGACACCACAGTGACGGCCATCGGTGCCGGGGCTATCACAGCTGCCGCGATTGCGACCGGGGCGATTGATGCAGACGCCATCGCCACTGATGCCGTGACGGAGATCCAATCCGGCCTCGCTACAGCATCGGCTCTCAGCACCGCCGATGGCAAGATCGACGCTATCCTAGTCGACACCGGCACCGATATCCCGGCCACGCTGGTGACAATCGCCGGCTATCTCGACACCGAAATTGCCGCCATCAAGGCCAAAACCGACAATCTCCCGGCCGATCCCGCCGACGCCTCCGATGTGGCGGCGGCTATTTCAGCGCTCCTCACCACGGCGATGACGGAATCCTATTCGACCGATGGCGGGACCGTGACGGTCGCCCAGGCCCTCTACGAATTGCTGGCCATTGCCCAGGAGAAGTCGATCTCCGGCACCACGATGACGGTGAAGAAGCGGGACGGGTCCACCACAGCCCTGACCCTGACGCTGAACGACGCCACGACCCCAACTGCCGTGACGCGGTCTGCCTGATGACGATTGCGGCACTTGTCAGGGGCGGACTCGGCGGCGCCCCGGCCTTTCTGCTGACCGGCGGATTCGATATCCCGCCCCCGACCACCACAATCGCGAAGTCGCTGCAATCCACGTCCCCCGGCGTCTATGTGGTCCTCTATGAGCTCGACCTGACCCCAAAGGGCGGCACCGTGCAGCGCTTCACGCCGATGGTCGCCAACCCCGGGCCAGCGACCGCCATGGCCCCGGTCATGTTCGATGGCAACGCCTATACGCCGATCCCGATCACGGCCAAGGGCTTCGAGAAGTCAGCCAAGGGCCAGGTCGCCCGGCCGACGCTCCAGGTCGGCAACGTCACCAACATCTGGACCCAGCTGCTGCGCGATTTCGGCGGGCTCCGGGGCGTCACGCTGCGCCGCATCCGGACACTATCGAAGTTCCTCGACGACGGCAGCGAGCCGGATGCCGGTCAGGTTCTGCCGATCGAGGAATACATCGTCGCCAGGAAGACGCAGCACCACAAGTTCACCGTCGAATTCGAACTTCGCGCCGCGATCGACATCGAAGGCATCGTGATCCCGAAGGGCAATCTGCTGCGCGGCTGTGCGGCGCGCTATCGGATCTGGAACGGGTCGAGTTTCACTTACGACACCTCGGACATGGCCTGCCCGTATACCGACGCGGCGAAATTCGACGTTCACGATGCGCCGGTCGCCAGCGGTGCGCAGGACGTCGCCAGCAAAACCATCGGCTGCTGCAAGGCCCGCTTCGGCGAGAACTCGCCGCTGCCGTTCATGGGCGAGCCCGGTGCGGCGAGGGCAAGATAGATGTTTTCAGCAGTCGTTCTAGCCGCAGCCCAGGCCCATGGGGTCGCTGAATATCCGAAGGAAGCCGGCGGCCTGATCGTCGATGGCGCCTATATCCCCTGCGAAAATATCGCTTCGAAACCGGAGCAGAATTTCGAGATCGAGCCCGCGCTCGGCATCAAATACCGCGGCCGCATCGAAGGCCTCATTCACAGTCACCCCGATTGGTGGCCGGTCCCTGGTGAAGCCGACATGCGCCAGCAAGCCGCCATGGATGTGCCGTGGGGCATCTATAACACCGACGGCAAGACGACGCCCGGCAGGGTCGGCTTTTCGCGCGTCGTCTGGTTCGGCCGACAGATTCCCAAGGCTCCGCTGATCGGTCGCGGCTTCATTCACGGCATTCAAGATTGTCTCTCCGAGATCGAGGACTGGCACGCCATTCAAGGCATCAAGCTGCCGATGAGCCCGCGCGATTGGGAATGGTGGCTGCCGGGTGTTGACGAAAACGGCAATCCGACGCCGGCAAAAGACTTCTACCGCGATCTATTCGAGCCCTACGGCTTCGAGCGCATCGACGGCCCGGTGGCCGGCGCCACGTTCTTCGGGCCTCTCGGTAAATACGCCGATGGCCGGGAGATCATGGTGCCGAACCACGGCGGCGTCTGGCTCGGTGACGGCCGCGTCCTGCATCACCGCGGCGCCGGCGATCCCATCGACATGTCGAGATTGTCGGCCCGCATCCCGCTCTCCATGCGCACCGGATACTTCAACGCCCCGCCGATCTGGGTCCGCCACCGCGATCTGCCTCTCAAAGGCCTGCGAGAAATCTGAACCATGACAGCCATCTACCTCCACGGGGCCGCCGGGCAAATGTTCGGCGGCCCTTTTCATTTGGACGTCCGCAGCCCGGCCGAGGCTTTTCATGCCCTCTGTCGCCTGAAGAAAGGCTTCAAGGAGTTCGTGGCCGGCGCCGACTGGCGCGTCATCAAGGGCCCGACCAAATCCGCCATCCGTGAGGACCGCGACTGCTGCGAGGAGGAACTCGCTTTCGGCTTCGGCCGCCATACCGAGATGCATGTCGTTCCGGTCATGGGCGGCGCCGGCAAGGGCAAGGGCCTCGGCAAGATCGTCGCCGGGGTCGCCATCATCGCGCTCGGCATCTTCACCGGCGGCATCGGCCTCGGTGGCGCGGCGGCGGGCTTCGGTGCCGCTGCGGCGGCGGGCGCCACGGTTGGCATCTCGGCCTCATCCATCGTCTTGACCGGCCTCTCCATCGTGCTCGGCGGCGTTTCGACCCTTCTCGCCGGCAACCCCAAAGCCGGCAAGGTCCAGGACCGCGAAGACAGCACGCAGCGGCAATCCACGTTGTTCAATGGGCCGGTGAATGTCGGCGAGTTGGGTTCAACCAAGCCCGTCGTTTACACCGATGACCGCGGCTTTCTGGTCGGGTCGGTCGTGCTTTCCGCCGGATTGACGGTCGAGCAGGTGCCGGTTTGAACGCACCTCGGAAGCCGCCGATCCTTCACGTCCGTCCTGGCCTGCCGGCGATCCGCGGCGCCAAGGGCGGCGGCAAGGGCGGCAAGAAAGCCAAGGGCCAATCGATCTCCGCCGACACGGTGCGCTCGAAAACCGTCGCGCGCCTTGTCGACATGTATTCCTGGGGCGAGACCGGCGGCCTCAAAACCGGCGATCTGAAGTCGGTCTATATCGTCGACGGAACTACCGTCACAGTCGTTCAGAACGATGACGATACGCTCAACTTCGAGGGCATCTCGATCGTCGAGCGCACCGGCACGCCCGATCAGACCTATGTCTCTGGCTATCCGTCGGTCGAATATGAAACCGCCGTTGGCGTCGAGGTAACGCAGGCCTTGCCGGTCACCCGCACCATCGTCGACCTCGATCTCGATGCGGTCCGCGTCAAGATCCGCTGGCCATCGATGACGAAGGTCGACAGCAGCGGCGATGTCCGCGGCACTTGGGCCGACATCAAGATCCATCTTCAGCCGGACGGCGGCAGCTTCACCGAAATCATTCACGACCGCTTCTCCGAAAAGACGTCCTCGCCGTTCGAAAAGGAATACCGGATCGAACTGCCGGCTGGCGACGGCCCCTGGACGATCAAGGTCGAGCGTGTCGAGCCGGACAGCACGGAAAAGAACCAGGCCGACACCTACTGGTCGAGCTATACCGGCGTCATCGATGCCAAGCTGACTTATCCCAACATCGCCGCTGTTTTCATGGCGGTCGATGCGCAGCAGTTCGCCGGCGATACGGTGCCCGGCCGCGCCTACATGGTGCGCGGCATCAAGATCGAAGTCCCGACCAATTACGATCCGATCACCCGCGTCTATGAGACCACCGGGCCCGGCACGACCGGCGGCATCTGGGACGGCACCTTCAAGCGCGCGGTCTGCGGCAATCCGGCCTGGGTGTTCCGCGATCTCGTCGTCAACAAGCGTTACGGCTGCGGCGATCACATCTCGGCGGATCAGGTCGACAAGTGGACCCTCTACGACATCGCTCAATATTGCGATGAGATGGTCGACGACGGGAAGGGCGGTACCGAGCCGCGCTACGTGATCCGCACCCAGATCAACAATCAGGAATCCGCTTACGCCCTGCTGCAAACCGTGGCGTCGGCCTTTCGCGGCTATCCCTATTGGGGTGCCGGCGAGATGCCGCTTACCGCCGGGCAGGACCGGCCGCAGGATCCGGAGAAGGCATTCGGCCCCGCCAATGTGATCGGCGGCGTCTTCAACCGCGAAGAGGCCGACATTCTCAGCCGCCACACCGTGGCGCTGGTCACCTGGAACGATCCCGATGACGGCTACCGCACGGCCGTCGAGATGGTGGTCGATAACGAAGGCCTTCAGGAATTGGGCTGGAAGCCGATCCAGGTCGCGGCGTTCGGCTGCGACGATCAGGGTCGCGCACACCGCCTCGGCAAGTGGATCCTCGACACCGAGAAGAACGAATCCGAGACCATCAATTTCTCGGTTTCCCTGGAACATGCCGATGTCGTACCGGGTCAGGTCGTCAACGTATCCGACCCCGTCACGGCCGGTATCCGGTATTTCGGGCGCATCGTTTCCTCGACGACGACCTCGATCACCGTCGACCAGGAAGTCGACCTCATTTTCGGCGAGGCCTATACGCTCACGATCTCGCTGGCCGACGGCACGCTTTCCAGCGAAATCCCGCTCACCAATGCAGCCGGCGCGGCAACCGTCCTCACCTGGACGACCCCGCTTGGTGTGGCGCCGTCGCCAAATCATGTCTGGTATATCTCGGCCGCAGCGGTCGAGCCGGAGCCCTTCCGCGTTCTCAAGACCGTCGAAAACGAGGCGCATCTCTTCGAGATCACAGCGCTCAAGCACGATCCCACCAAATATGCCCGCGTCGAAAGCGGCATCAATCTGCAGCCGGCGAACTATTCGCTTCTGACGACCGGCCCGCTCGGCCCGCCGCAGAACCTCAACGCCTCTGGCTACCTCTTCCAAAACTCAGTCTCGGCCGTGGTCGCGGGCCTCTTCTCCTGGACGCCGCCATCCGATCCGCGCGTGGTCGAGTATGAAATCAACATCATGCTCCCCGGCGATGCGTCCTATTCCATCGCGGACGTGACGCCAGAGGTCTCCTATGTCGTTGCCGATGTCGGCGCCGGGTCGGTTTCATTCCGTGTCCGCGCCGTCGGTGGTGGCCGCAAATCGGCCTGGGTCAGTTTCGACGGCACCATCGCGCCGCTATCCGAACGCCCGGCCGATGTCGAAAATTTCACCGCCACCGTGCTCGGCGACAACGCGACGCTGCGCTGGGACACCGGCGTCGATTACGACATCGATCACTATTGGATCCGCTTCCAGCCCGTCTTGACCGGCGCCGGATGGGAATCCTCGATCGATGTCGAGACCCTGGCGCCCGGGCCGACGCAATCCGTCGCGGCGATGGTCGGCACCTATCTCATCAAGGCCGTCGATATCCTCGGCAACACCTCGGTGAATGCCGCGACCGTCGTCAACCGCAGCGGCGGCCTCGCATATTTCAACGTAGTCGAGACCATCACGGAAGATCCGGGCTTCTCCGGCACCAAGACGGATGTGGTCTATGACGCCGGCCTCTCCGGCATCATCCTGGATACCGGCGCCACGACCGGAACCTATGCCTTTGCAACCGATATCGACCTCGGCGCCGTCTATACCAGCCGCATCACCGTCGACATGACGGCCGGCGGCGTCAATCAGTTGGCCGATTTCTTCGCGCCGGCCGATTTCTTTGGCAGCGAGGACTTCTTCCAGACGGCCTCGGGCTCCTGGTCCGTCGACGTCCAGGTCCGCACGACGCTCGACGATCCAGGCGGGTCGCCAACCTGGACGGCCTGGCTACCTCTCATCATCGGCGACATCAGCTTCCGGGCGGCGCAGTTCCGCATCGTCCTCACTTCATACGCCGAGGGCGTCACACCGCTCGTCACAGCCATTGCCGTCACGGTTGACATGCCGGACCGCTCCATCGCGGCGCTCGGCGTCAGCGTCCCGGATACCGGCCTCACCGTCACTTTCTCTCCGGCCTTCAAGGATCTGAAAGCCCTGGGCATCACCGGCATCGACTTCGCGACCGGAGATTACATCGACATCTCATCGCAAACCGAAACGGCCTTCACCGTCTACGTCCGCAATTCGGCCGGCACCGCCATCGGCACCCGCTCCGTGAATTACGAAGCCAAGGGCTGGGGCTTCGCCAGCTAACCACGCCGCAGAAATCAGGAACTAGAAATGTCGCAAACCTATGCGTTTCCGGCCTCGGGCCCGCTCGACCCCAGCGATGCCGCCGCCGCCATTCGTGACTTCCTGGCTGCGATCGCGTCCGGACATCTCGGCTCAACCCGGCCGAGTTACATCACCAAGGGCGGCGAGTGGTACAAGGACGTCTCAGCGACCGTCATCGAGAAGTATGTCTATGACGGCACGTCGGACATCCTGCTGGCGTATTTCAACCCCACCACCCACGCGCTCACCGAGACGATCCTGGCCGACAATCAAGTCACGCTGGCAAAGCTGGCCCAGGTTGCCACGGCGCGCTTTCTCGGCCGCACCACATCCGGCACCGGCAACGTCGAGGCCCTGACCGCGACGCAGGCCACGGCGCTGCTCAATGCCTTTGTCGGCGACAGCGGATCAGGCGGCACCAAGGGGCTGTGTCCGGCACCAGCGGCCGGCGATGCCGCAGCCGACTACTTCCTCTCCGCAGACGGCACCTTCAAGGCGACCCCCGCCGGCCTCGATCCCGGCGCGCTGGCCGACTTCGCCATGGATGCCGTGCCGACAGGCTGGCTGATGTGCTACGGGCAGGCCGTGAGCCGCGCCACCTATCCCGCCCTCTACGCCGCCATCGGCGATACATGGGGCGCCGGCAACGGAACCACGACCTTCAACGTCCCGGACCTTCGCGGCCGTGTCCGTGCCGGTGTCGACGACATGGGCGGCACTTCCGCGGACAGGCTGACCGGCACGATCTCCGGCCTCAACGGCGATACCTTCGCGGCCGTCGGCGGCGTCGAGCATCACGCGCTGACCACAGCCGAACTGCCGGCACACACCCACAACATCCCCTCATATGCCACGCCCAATTCCGGCGCCTCCGTCGGCATGGACAAGGACAATTCCGGCGGCCTTACGCAGGTTCCCAGCAGCTCGGTCGGTTCCGACGCCGCCCATACCAACATGCAGCCGACCGCGATCGTCCTCACCTGCATCAAATATTGAGGCCAGACCCCATGAAATTTCGCATCGATCCCACCGCCGGCACCGTCGAAATCGACGGCCGCATCGTTGCAATCGACCTCTCCGGCTTCGATCCGGAGGTGGCCGAGGTCAACTGGTTCGGGGCTGCCGGCGTCGTCACCTACAAGACCGGCGGCGATGAAGAGGGCGCCCGCGTCGAGCGCATCACCTCGACCGCCGCCTATGCTGGTTTCATCGCCGCCGCTCAAGCCGAGATCGTGGCGCGCGACACACCGGTGCCGCCAACCCTGGCCGATCACAAGGCATCGGCCGCCGCCTGGATTGATGCCGCCGCTGGTCAGGCTAGGCTGCAGTTCATCACCGACGTGCCGGGGCAGGAGATGAGCTATGCAGAAAAAGCCAAGCAGGCTGCGGCATTCAAGTTAGATCTTGAGCCGACCCAGGACAAATACCCAGCAATTTACGGTGAAGTTGGCATTACAGCAGAAACCACCGCTGGTGTCGCTGATGCCATTCTAGCTCGGTATGAATCATGGAGGATTGCAGATTCCATCATCGAGCCGATGAGGCTCGGCGCCAAAAAGGCCGTTGCCGCGGCTGCCGATGCTGCCGCCATCCTCGCCATCCTCGAGGCTCTGACCTGGCCGAGCCCGTCATGACCGCGATCCGGGCCGCCCTGATCTGCATCGCTTTGCTGCTGATCCCGGAAGAAGCGGACGCATTCTGCCGGACACCGGAAGCCATCATATCGGGCTTCGACCATCGCCAGATCCAGGCAACTTTCACGCCGCTCTATGGCCCGGCCGCCATGGATACCATCGCAGAGGCGAATGTAATCCTCGCCGCTTCCGGTCTCGGCGAGCGCGTCGAAGGTGACGCCGCCCTGGTCGCCGAACCCGATGGCGATCCGCTCTTCTACGTCTATCTGTTCCGCGACAACTGCCACATCGGCTCGGCCTGGTTCTCGCGGGAATTCATCAACCTCGTGCTGGGGAAGGGGGCCTGATCATGGGCGCGCTTGACGAGCAGAGCCAGGCCATCGGCCAGTTGCAGACCGGCGTCGCCAATCTGGAGCGCGCCTTGATCGAGCACAGTCGGCGCGATGAGGAATATCGCCGCGAGCGCGACCGGAAGTCCGATGACTTCCAGACCAAGGCGCTGTCGGCGCTGGAAAAACTGGATAGCGTCATCACGACCCAGGATGGTCATTCCGAGAAGATCGAAAGCCTAGAATCCTCCCGCAGCCGGGCCCACGGCGTGATGGCCGCCATCGGTGCCATCGGCACCGTCATCGCGACCGGCGCCACGCTGTTTATCCAATGGATCACCACCCCGGGCAGCGGCCAATGAAGCTCCGCGTCAAGGTCATCAGCCTGGCCGTCGCCGGCACAGGCGCCATCGGCATCGCGGCCGCAGTTTTGCAGCCCTTCGAGGGCCGGGAATATCACGCTTACCAAGATCCGGTCGGCATCTGGTCGATCTGTGACGGAGCCACGACGGGTGTTTTGAAGGGCGACTTCGCCGACGATCTCGACTGCGATCGCATGACCGCGCGGGATGTCGCCATTGCCGATGCCACCTTCGAGCGCTGCGCGCCGGGCCTGCGCCATGAGATGCCGGCATATCGCCGCGGCGCCTTCGTCGATTTCATCTACAACGTCGGGCCCGGGAAAACCGGGGTGAAGGACGGATTCTGCCGCCTCAAGAATGGCCGGATCCCGCGCATGCTGTGGCTCTTGAGGCAGGGCAAACAGATCGAGGCCTGCCGCGAGTTTCCATTCTGGAACAAGCAAAAGCTCGGCGGCATCACCGAACGCCGCGAGGTTGAACGCCTGGTCTGCCTCGGTCTCATCGTCGAGGGTGCCGGGCATTGGCACGATTGGAGAAGGAGATAGGCCATGGACGAGTTCGAAGACATTTTCGACAGCTGGGCCGATGCCATGGCTTGGCTGAAGCGCCTGGCTGCATGGCTCTTCGGCGGCATCGCCGCAATCGTCGTGCTGTGGTTGGCGACCGACAGCCTGTTCATGGCCGCGCTGGCGACGGCTGGTTTCGGCGCGGCGATTTGGGTCCTTCGCTGGCTAGCGCGACGTGCCACGAAGGACGCGGGGTGACGCCATGAGCGATCCATTCACCGCCTATCTCGTCGCCAAGACCGCCAAGAAATGGGTGCCCTATGCCATCGGTGGTGGGCTTGGCCTGTTGCTGGCCGGGCTGCTGATCGGCGTGCCGAGCTATTTCATGGTGACGGGGGCGCGGGCGACGGCAAAAGCCATGACGGCCGAGCGCGACACCTACAAGGCCAGCGCTGAGAACCAAGCCGCCGGGGTCAAGGCGCGCGACCTCACCATTTCCCGGCTCAATGCCCAAGCCATCCTGATCCTCAATGACTGGCGCGACACCCGGGCGGATGCGGCCGAAACAGAGGCCAAAACGAAAGACATGGCGGCACGGGTCGAGGCCATCAATCGCGACATGACGGAGAAAGCCAATGCTCAAGATGCCGATCCTGTTGGCCTTGCCCTTGATGGCCTTGGCCGGTTGTGCCGGGAACAGCAAGCCAGAACTGGAGCCGCTGCCGGCGGCTGCTGAGGTCGTCGTCAAATATGCCCCGATCGATGGCGGGCTTCTCACCTGCCTGCCAGCACCGGCCGCCGCTGAGGCCCTGGGACTGGTCGAGGCGGTTAAGGCATCTGACGCGCCGACACAGAAAAAGGCGGCGCTCGTGGTCGGCATCCTGAACGTCATGCTGTTCCGCTATGACCTCAGCCTGGCCGATTGTCAGGCCAAGCTGGCGAAGATCGCCGCGGCTCAGGGTAAGGTCGCGCCGGGGCAGTGATGTCCCGGTGGCCGGCGGGCGCTGGTCTGATCCACGCTGCCCCGCCGACTCATGACACCGAAGCGTCTCAATCGAAATCCCTTTGCCTCAGGCTCTGATTGGGGCCGCCGACGGTATCAAGGCCTCCGCGCCTCCGGGCGCGACGTGATGACATGCTGCCAAAGATCAGAGCTCAGCAGCCGTCAGAAGGAGGCGCCGAAACCTTACGCTGCATGCCTCGTAAATTCAACAGATCTCCGCGGAAAGAGTGCAATGTCGATCACAGCCCCGGATATCGACACGTCACGGCGATATGTCGACGGCGGAGACTGATGCGCCATTCCGACTTCTTTGCGCGCCATGCAAAGAAGTATCACAGCCCCCTTACGCCAAGGGCCCTTTCCCGGCAGGTGACGGCCTCCAGATGATCCGGATTGATGCACTCTTGGACCATGCAGCGGTGGCGTATCACCCGCCCGTCAGGTATCGGCCCGCGCGCCAATTCGTATGACACGCGAGACGCCGACAGTCGCTTTCCGTCTCGAAGTATTTGGCCGTATCCATCGGATACGTACGGGCCAAGCCAAAGATGACATCCCGTTATCGGGACAACCGTGGTTTTCATGGCAATGAGATACGGCAAATCACAGATATGCATTATATGGCACCATTTGATTGATCGCTGCGCGGAGCACAAAAGAACAATCCCCATCGCCATTATAGGCGCATTGGCTTGCTTAACGGAAGCCTGCCAGCAGATCCCAACTGGTGCATTCTCTGCACTTGTTGCCGATCGGCCGATGGAGTTTCTGGTGACGGTTTGGACGGTTCACTTTTGACGCAGGCAGGCGTATAAGGCTCGCAGGCAATGCCTAGAGGCGTACCGTATGGGCGCCGACGGACCGAGACCGATTCCCTTCGGACATAGACCCCGCTCAGGCCTCACGGCTTGGGCGGGGTTTTTGCTGGTTGGGGGTCCCGGATTGTAACCGGCAAAATCCCGAATTGTTTCCGGTTGCGGAGGGTGTCTGGGTTGCCGGATTGCAGGGCCTGGATCACGCCGGAAAGGTGAGAAAGAGACGACCCTGAACCCTAGGGAAACATACTCTCACCCAGGCTTTCACACCGTCTGCAAGTCATTGATCTAGGCCACTTGCTGCAGCCCGTCCCCGGGCACCAGTTCGCAAAATCCCCTTTGAAATCACTACATAATTTTCCGGTGAGAAAGTCGCCCGGGCGAAAAGTGAGAAAGAATGGCCGTCATTTGTCGGTCAAATCTATGAGCTTCATCGCCGCCCCGGCGAGCTTTTTTCGATTGGCTTTGCGCGTATAAACTGCCGCCTGTTTCGTCGTCGTCCAGCCAAACATCGCCATGAGTTGATGCTCCGTCGCCCCGTTCTCGGCGGCAATGGTGGCCCCGGCTTTCCGCAATCCGTGTGCGCTGCAATGGGGCAATTCGGCCTGGTCGCATCGCTCCCGAAACCAGTTCCCGAAACCGTTCGACGAGAACGGCTTGCCATATTCTGTCATGAGATAGGTGGCGCCGGTCAGCCCGGCCTTGTCCGCGGCGTCAATCTCCGCCTGCAGGATGGGCAGGATCGGAACCCGCGTTATCTTGGGGTTCATCTCGGAGCCCTTCTGCTCGGCGATCGTCAGCCATCCATCCCGCGCCATGGCCGGCCCAAGCCTGACCGCATCTGATTTCCGGACGCCGGTATAGAGCATCAATGCAAGCGCCAGCCTGGCCTTGGTCCCGCTGGGGTGCCGCTTCTCATATTTGGCGATCTCGTCGCGCGTCCAAGTGTGGAAGCCGTCGCCGCCCTTCTGGACATAGGCGACATCGCGCGCCGGGTTTCCGGTGACGCCCTCGACCTGAGCCTCGACGGCCCAGGCAAAGACCTGACGCATGGCCTTAAGCCTGCCGTTGCCGGTTTCGATGGCGTCGGCCCGCCGGTCGCGCAACGCGATGACGGCTTGGACGTTGAATGATGAAATCGGGCAGTCGCCGAATACCATGGCCGGCTTGTCTGGGGCGATGGGCTCGGCATAGGTGCCTTCCAGCAGCAGCCGGCGGACATAGCGCGTGCGGACCCCGAGCCGCTTCCACCTCCGACTCTCCGTCATGTAGCGCGTGCAGAGCCATCGCCATGTCCCAGGGATCGGAAGGGCCGGGCCTTGCGGATGCGGCGGCGTGGCAGCGGTGTCCTCGTCTAAGGCGGCGTCATAGGCCTGCCGGAACTCAGGCGAGCCCAGCGCGGCCCGGATGCGGATCCGGCGATGTCCCTTGCCGCGCCAGAAATAGACGCGGACGTTTCCGTGCCGATC